GGGTGGCGTCCGACACCAAACTCGCGACCGCCCCCCTGACCTGCGCCTTGGAGGCCTCCACCTGGTCGTCCAACGAACTCACCCCCCGATCGTTGAAATTACTGTTGAGTTCGTCGATGCTCACGAAGCAGTGAAAGTCGTTGACGTTGGAGGCGATCCTGGCGGCCAACAATTTAGTCTGGACCACGTTTTTCAGGGGTTGGTGGAGGTACGCCGTGAAAGTGTTGGCACTCTGACCGACGGAGTCGATCGTGATGGTGTGGAATTCATAGTTGAGATCCGGAAGATTGATGTCAGATGTGATCTGCGCCATTTATATAGGTTTAGATTAAAGTGCCACCGATTCCGTCTTCGATTTCATACGTGGCCTGTTCTCGAACCAGTTGCTGGGCACCACAGAGGCCGCCCGGGGTGAGACCCGTGGTGTACGCGCTTCCACCGGGTCGAGAGTGTGGCGTGCACTTGAGGTCGTTCTTGAGACCGAAGATGGACTTTCCGACGAAATCTCCAGACTGCTTGATGACGATCGGTCGCGGGCTGTATCCGGAGCGCATCACGCTGATGGCGAGGAGGACGGCGATGAGGACGGCGATCCACGTCAGCGCTCGCTTGTTGGTGTTGTTGAACTTCATTATGTATGTAATTGACTCAGAAAAAAAATGCGTTAAAGGTTTTGTTTCTATTTCCCTATAGAACAGTAGATGGACGAAGAGATTTTACTGGAGCGAGACAACGACGTCATTATGAGGCTCGATCCGGAGGAAGAAGACTTGTACAATGAAATCGAAATCGCGCCGACGCCGAGGCGGAGGATGCCCCCGCGTCCCACGCCGAGGAGTCTCCGGTCGCGCCCGGAACCGGAGGAACACCAGGAAGGCTTGGACGCGTTCATGAATCCCACCAAGCAGTCGGCACCCGCGCCCCAACAGGAGCACTACGAGGAGGAGGAGTATCCGGAGGAGGACTACGAGGAATACGAGGAGGACGACGCCCCTGGGGGTGGAGGCGGTTGGGCGCAGCCCCCGAAGGAACAACCGTCCGCCGGGTACAAGGCTCTGGACGAGTAAAAGGCGGATCTTATCAACAAGTTGACTCGCCTCGAGAAGAAGGGATTCACGATCAATAAAAAATTGAGCATGTACAGCCCGATCGATGACATCAGGAGTGAGGTGAAGAGAATCACCTACAGCATCGAGGTTGACCAATCCGTGAAATTCAGTCGTCGCATGCTCATCGCGTGTGTCACCGGTTTGGAATTCCTAAACAAGCGGTACAACCCGATCGACATCCACCTTGATGGATGGAGTGAGAGCGTGATGGAAAACGTTGACGACTACGACGGCGTGTTCGAAGAATTGTACGCGAAATACCGAACTAAGATGCAGGTCGCACCGGAAATTAAGCTCATCATGATGATTTCTGGTTCAGCGATGATGTATCACCTCACGTCGAGCATGTTTAAGAGCGCGCTTCCGAACATGGGTCAGGTCATCAAGCAAAATCCAGACCTGGTGAAGAACATGATGTCTGCGGTTCAGAATACCATGGCGAACAACGCGGAGGCGGGTGGGGGCGCGCCTCCCCCGTCGGACGGTTCCTACGAGATGCAGGGTCCCGGGGTCGACCTCAGCTCGCTCATGGGCAACATCATGATGCCCCCGCCGCCTCCGATGAGCACCAGCGCGACAGCGCCACCGGTGTACAACCCGGAACCGGAAATCGAGGACGACGTGTCCGACATCGTCTCAGAGAAGGCACCGGAGGACGACGAAGAGGTCAAGGACATCGAGGTGAAACCGGTGACCCGGAAGAAGCGCGGTGGTTCCAGGAAGAAGAAGACTGAAATTAATTTGTAAACGTATTATATGATTGGTTTCGCACCCCTGGACGAGGAGGAACCCAGGCAGGTGGTCGCGCCTCAGCGAAGGCCACCCCCTCGGGTCATCCGGAGACAAAGTCAACCAACCCAGACTGAGCAGACGGAGTGCAACATGGCAGTCCTCTTCTTCATTGTGGGCGTGGTTGTCTTGGCGCTCTCCGACACTATGAAATAAATTATTACTCTTTTCCATTCCACATCTTGGAATGTAAATTAGTACGTGTATGTTTGAATGGTTTTGGTGGACACTCTGTCGTATTGCACGGCGAGGAGTTTACCGGACGCGTGTGAGGAGATGACTTTTACATAGATGTCGTAATAGTACGAGCGTTGCGTGGCACCCTGCACCCCCGCGGTGAGGGGTTTGAGGTAGACGAAATTCCCAGCGGCCGTGGCGGCCGTGCTCACGTCCGAACTCCACGGTTCGGTGTTGTCTCTGTTTCCGAAGAGGTTTTTCGTGCCCAGCACCGGGGCGTAGGTCGCCGTGGTGGCCGTGGTGTTGCCTCCGGATATTTCCATGACCATGGTACTGACCCGGTTCGCGTTGCTCGCCTCCCTCAGGATAGCTTTGACCTTGGCGTAGAAATGTCCCTTGTCGAATTTTAAAATAATGTCACGTGCACTCGAACTCGACAAATAGAAACTCGTGGAGTAGGACTTTCGCGCGACGTTATCGGAGTTCAGGATGCATCCACCCTCCACGTGCAGGGCGGTCGCCGGTGAGGGAATACCGATACCCAAACCCGCCTGGGCACCGAACTCGATCGTCCCATCGAATTGAATGTTTGAGCTCACCCGGAGGTTCCCCTTCACGTACACGTTCGAGGTATCATTCACCGGATGAATGTAAATGTCTCCACTCGTGCCACACTCGATGTTTGAGGTGCCCCCGCTCGACGTCAACTCCACGACGGCGTTACTCGTCGTCTGTTGGAATCGGGGTTTGACGTCGTACACGTGGAATCCCGTGGTGGGCGCGTTCGTGTTGATGCCCACCCGGTCGTCGCTCGTGAGATACACAACCTCGCTCTCCGTGCCCGCGTGGGTCGTCCCCAAGATGAGACCTGATTTGGAATTCGCGACGTCCTTGTAGCCCCGCACCAAGGCGCCGTAATTGTCGTCGTTCACGATTTGAATGCCAGTTTTGGACGTACCGGTGGGTGTGGCGGGGGATTCCACTTTGAAGACGTCCACGTCACCGGTGAGGGTGGAATAGCAGTGGACGTTCGTATCCGGAGACGCCGTGCCAAAACCAATCAGTCCCGAGGGGGTGATTCGCATCCACTCGTCGGAGTTCCCGGTGTCCGCACCGGTTCGAGTCGTCTTGAAGACGAGGTCGTATCCACCCTCCACGCTGTCTATGATGTTTTGGGATTGCGCGTCGTCCGACAACACGTGCATGTACGTCGTGGAAATTCGACTGTTCCTATCGCTGTACGGTCGCACGAGGAATTCACCCGCCATGAAGAACGTGGTGTAATCCCCGGCGTTCGCCTCGTCCCCGACCCCTTGGTGCACGAGGACGCGACCCTTGTTTTGACCCAAACCGGAAATGGTCATTACCGGCACGGATTCAAAGGTCGCCCCGTTCGTGGACGTATCGTCGACGTCGTCCAAAATGTCTTGGAAAATATCGTCGTCCACCTCCCCCCGGTACACCTGGAACATGTGTCTGCCGGCCACCGAACGTATGTGATCGGGGCCACCGGAGGCGAAATCATTTCCCTTGAAGAAGAGGAGTTCAGACCTCCCTGAATTCGTGTATTCCCTCTCTTGGAGGAAGGTGTGTTCGAAGGCGTAGACGCCGTTCTTCTTATCGTCGTCAGAGGTACCGGCTTGGAACTCCAGACCCTTGAAGGAGAACTTATTTCCTATCCGGACGTCCCCGTCGACCGTGAATTTCGCCACGGCGTCATCCGTTCCTATGCCCACGTTCGACGTGTCTCCGTCGATGAAAAGGGCGGTGGATTCCACGTTGGACACGCTCGAGACGTTACTCGTGATCCGGAAATGCTTTTGGGCGTTGTTCCTGTTGTCCACACCCACAGACCAACCGAAGTAGTACGGGCTCACGGCGGAGTTGTACACGGCGTAGGACGTGAAGGCGTCCCCGTAGGTTGCACCGGTTTGGGCGGTTTGCACGGTGACGATGGCGTCCTCCCCCTCCGTATTATTTTTCACGTACAGACCGTTACCGATGATGTTTTGTGAACCAGACGCCTTGACCTCGAGGGGAGCCGTTGGCGTCTCAGTGCCCACACCAACGTGCCCGTCGGAGCGCAGGGTGAGGACTCTCACGGCGTCGTACGACGCGTGGGCGAGGTCGACGTCTAATTTTGTTCGGGAATTCGTACCGGTGGCATACTTTGACAGTTTCAAATCCACCCTCTGACCGTATTCCGAACCCACACTCTTACCCTCCCGACACAATTGGAGCACGGGGAGAGCCGCGGTATCCGTGACGTGGGTGGACGTCGCCACGAGTGGGGCGGTGTGGGTGAAGGATCCCCTCTGCACCACCTGTTTGTTAATGTACACCGGAGACGTGGTGCCTCCGTTGGTTTGGAGGATCCCCTCCGGTTGGGTGGTGCCCACCCCCACTCTCCCGGAGTCCATCACCGTGATTGCGGGATTTCCCAAACCGGCCGAGCTCGTGACCGTCACGTTAAAGCTCTCGCCAGCCTTGACTCTGCTCTGGAGGTGTGTCTTCCCCGTGGTTGTGGTATCGGAGTACAGGCGCATGGAGACGTTACTTTGGGAGAAGGCGTTTCCGAAAATCCCCGCATTCGTACCGGTGACTTGAATGTTCCCGCCCACGGTGAGGGCTTGGGTCGGGGCGATCTTGGAAATGCCGACGTAGCCATCGTTGGAAATTCGCATCTTCTCGGCGTTGTTCGTCTTGAAGACGATGTTGGAATCCGCGGAGTTGGTTCCTCGAATTTCGATGGCACTCACCTTGGACGCGTTCGGTCCAGACTTGAGGACGAGACCGGAGTAGGTCGCGTCGGTGCCGGCGTCGTTAGCGTGCACCACCAATTGTCCGGTGCTCTTGATGAACCTCTCGGAATTATCGTCCACCCCCACGGTTCCCCCGACCCGGATGTTCCCCTCGACGTGCATTTTCTCGTTGGCGTTGTACCGTCCCACGGCGAGGTTGGAGGTGGCGATGAGATTGGTCGACACCGTGTTCCCGTGCACGACGAGGACGTTTCCCATGTGGGGCGTGGCGTGGGCGTGGAGGGTGTCCCCGATGCACAGAGAGTGCTCCAGGCCGGGGTTGGTGTTGGCGATGATGACTCGCTCGGAGGTGTACAAGTTACTGCATTGGGCGTTACCGGTGAATTCCAA